CAAGCAGATCAGTAAAGTCCATCAGGTTGTTCGAGTACTTGTAGTGTCGGTAGGCGCGCTCAACAAATTCGAAATGGAACCACTCAATGCCAATATTAGAGCGGTTGTAATGCGTCTTTAAGTCTACGCCACGGATGCGAGCAAGGTTGATTTCGTTAAGGATGGGGTTATCGGTTTGAACGATAAACTCCTCATCGCCACTGCTCACGCTCATGTCCAACCCGGCTAAGCGCGCGAACTCGCGATAATGCTCAGGCTTCATGATCTCGTTATTCGACACACGCAAGCAGCGATAAGCAAGACTATGCAGTGTGCGAAAGTACGGGAAGTCCGTCTCGGCGTTGAGTTCATTGAACTTGGCAATCGCACGGTCCCGCGCTTCGTTGGCCGCCTTGCGCGTAAACGCAAAGTAGCCAATCGAACGCGCAGGCACCCCTGACTCCAGTTCCCGCTCAACCAAGTTCAATAGATACGTGGTCTTGCCCGAACCCGGAGGACCGAAGATTTTATGAATCTTCATCGTTAGCGTTTTTCCAAAGAATGATGGGCTGCGTGTCGCCTGCATACTTCAACACGAACTCACGTTCAATGTATTCAGCGGCTTCTTGCTCGCCCATGCTGTCTTCTTCCATCAGGATCAAGACCATATGAAGTGCGTCATAAACCAAACGCTCAACCAGTTGCTCACCATGCCACGTGGTGCACATACCGAGTTCGGCACTCTGAAATTTTTTGAGTTCAAGAATTTCCATTAGAACGGCGCTCCTTTCTGTTGTGGTGTTTCAAAGGGTGTTTCTTGGCGCGTGAACCGTGGGACACGCCACGCTCTTACTGCTCTACCTTTAAGGAACAAGCTGATTGGCTCGCCCCCTAGGTCACGGATCTTCTGTGCCATGCGCGGCGCACTCATGCCATTAAAGCTGCTGCGCTTTAAATGCGCTTCGAGGTCCTTCATGCGAAAGTAAACGCGGGCTTCCTCTTCGTCCGTCCACGGGCGGCCCATGAGAATTTCTTCACGGTCCATGGCTTGTTGAAGGTGCGTGGTGAATTCTTCCAACAGGTCTTGGAAGCGACCGCTATGGCTCGTGTCTTCAGGTGCGTCTTGAATCTGTTCGAGCTCCACCATTTCGCGCAGCAAGCCGTTCAAGAAGCTTTCCCAGTCTTGCCGACGCAGTGTCGGGGGCAATACATTCAAGCGTTCAACACAGGCCTTTTGAAAAGCAGGTTGATTGAACAGTTGATCCGTATCCAGTTCGATACGCCTGCCGTTCACGTCCAAGAACCACAGGGGTGGTTCGGAGTTGTACTTGGTCAGGCTGGATACCTTGGGCGAATCAGGGCCATCGGCACCGATGCCGTGTCGGCGAGTGCGGCATAAGCCTGAATTGCAGAAGGAGTTTAAGGGTGCGTCTTTGCACTTGTACTTATAGTCCTTCTTTTGAATCTGTTTCGTGATGACCAGAAGTTCGTTCAAGGGCAGGGGTGGGCCCATGTACTTCTGGTTGTACTCCATCAGTTTATCTTCCCAGTTATTCGGGATGGATTTTTTGAGGTAGATCGCGACGTTAAATAAGCCGTTGTTGCGAGTGCCTTCCGGAAATCCCTGATTGCATAGCGCTTGTAAGCAGGGCGGCCCGTCTTTGATGGGCGCGTCCGCATTCTTTTTTTCCTCTTCCGGATGAACGAGCGGCACTGGTTGTACATATTGTTCGTAAATCCCAAAGAATTCACTAAGACTGGCAGCCTCGCCAGCATCATTGATCGCGTAACGCAGGGTTTCATCGCCCCCGAAATACGGAAGGTTAAGGAAGTTACCCGTGTCACCGCGCTCAACAAGGACTTCAGTCTGTTTCGGAAAAATCTCACGACCACTTTCTCCCAGTATGCTTGCACACGTGTTTAGATAGCGCTGCATCTCTGCAGCGAAGATAGGTTCTTTGGTAAACAGGAATACATGCGCGCCGCCTGACTTGCTGCGGCAGACTACTAACGGCAGTTTTAACCGACGAATTTTTTCAACCAGTCCTTTATGATCAAGCGGATACTGGTCAATATCAATGCACCCCCATATACAAGTATTGTCAGGGCGAATAGGAATGATGCCAAGAGAAGGCTCAACACCCTTAAGGTGAGCAGCCCACAGATCGTCAGTGGGGGGCTTTCTGACAACAACTGCTTTGCCTGCTTGTTTGCCATTTCCTGTCTCTCGCTCTATTTTGTAGGTTCCATACGCGATATTCGACCCCTCGAATATCGACATGAATTTTGCGATATCAGTCATTTCTGCTTTCTTGGAAAAGAAAAAGGGCCCTACTCCCTCGCGGTTTCAGGCCCGTGAATCAGAAAACTGTGGCGGATGCGGAGGCCTGTTGGTCTTCCGTGTGACGCACATTCACATCACCTGCACCGATGGACTCGGCGAAGGCTTTGGCGGCCAGATAAACGTTGTCATCCTCAACGCTACCAACGCGCTCAACTTCCCAGCCATACCACTGGCCCTTGTCGTTGCTTTCCTTGACGGTAGACAAACGATAGACCTGTGAGTACATCGGAGGCGTGAATAAGCCATTCTTGCCCGGCAATTTCATGCTCATCATCATGCTGTTCCACTTGCGCGACTTCTTAAGCTGTGTGGACTTCATGACGATCAACGCGGGATTGGGCACACCATTGCCATCCAGTACCATGACGTAATGGTTGGCGGTGTTCTCGATGTAGTTGCCGTTATCGAGATAGTCCCGATTCTCACCGGGTTCGCGATGCGTTTTGGAGAGGATGTCGCTAGTACTGGGGTAATACGCTATAGGCGCGCCAGAGCCACTGCCACGTGGTGCCCACTCAATGTACTGACGTACGTAAGCACAGGGGACAACCAGAATACCCTTCTTGCCATCAAAGAGTTCCCCCGTAACGCTGTTATAGATCATACCCGGCATTGCGCCGTCAATTGAGCCAACTTCTGGCGAGGTGTTGGTCAATAGACGGAGAAACGGGAGAGCAAAATCCTCCTGATTCATGCCAGAGAAACCGGACTGCGCATCCTCTTCAAAACGGCTTGCTAACGCCAATGCGGTATTGGTCTTTGATTCTGCGACTTCTGCTTTAGCCATGATTAATGCTCCTTGTATCGTTAAACGGATTTAATTGTCGCTTTTTGGCCGATGTAAGCGCCGAACAACTCAGATGGGAATTCGCGACCCTTCTCCACCTGTTCTTTGACCCATGCTTTTAAGGTCATGGGTTCAACCTTTTCTGCCTGCTCAACGGGATAGCCTGCTTCTCGTAGTGTGGCAACCGCTTGAGCACAGAGTGCTTCTTCACCGCGTCCAAAGCGGACAGAGATCGTGTTCTTGATGATGTCGTCGTAGCCGTTCTCACGAAGCCACTGGAACGCTTCTGCACGACGCGCTTCGGTGATTGACGCGCTGTAGAACGCCTTGACCTCAATCGAACTACCGTCTTCCATCTTGAAGCTCTTCAAGCCCAACCCCGTTAGCGCTTCAGGAATCGCTTCCTCGGTCAGCTTGCGGAACTGCTCTTTGCGTTGCTTCAGTTCGGCTTCATAGTCCTCGATTTCTTTTTCGAGTGACTTTGCGCGACGGGCCATTTGTGCAATGCCTTGCAGATCGTTATCAGCGACCTGCAGTGCGGCTGCATCTTTTTCAAACATATTCGTCAAACTCATTTATTTCTCCTTTCTTGAATGCATTGTTAAAGTCAATCTGTATGGGAATGTATCGTCGTTCTCGCTTGTCCCACTTCAAGCATTTAAAGCGTCCGTTGTTACGTTGTGCTGCAACAACTGCGACGATGGACATGGCGGTGGGATCGCCAATGAATAAAAGATAGTCGTCGTCGGTGAAGTTTTCAAGTACCCGATGCGCCCTGCGTACCGTCGGAGCAACAGAAAAAGCAACCTGTGCATTCGGCGGCAGGATCGTAACGATCTCTCCGAAGTCCAGCGCAGACGATATGTTGTGCTGTGCGGTTTCGGAAACAGCATAGACTGTTGGCACTTCATTTCTCCTTTCTGTGTTCGAGGTTTGAGTATATACTTGGCTTTCGGGAATTTGCAACCCCCTTAGAAAGGAGAATTTGATGGATGAGTTTCTTCAGCGATATCCGTATAAAAACAAGCCCTTCTTGCATCAGCAGGCGTATTTGACACGCTTTTGGGAGAAGCGAGTGGCCGCTCTCTTTTCAGAGATGGGCACAGGCAAGAGCTTTATGCTGATCAATAACTTGGCAATGTTGTATGACCAAGGGCAGATAAATGCGGCATTGATCATTGCACCTAAGGGCGTATACAGAAACTGGATGGACACGGAAATACCGAAACACATGCCCGATCACATTGTGTATCGAATGGCATTGTGGAATGCATCTCCGAAGAAAGCAGAGAGTCAAGCGTTAGAAAACTTGTTCGAGATTACCGAGGATTTAAAGATCCTGATCATGAACATTGAAGCGTTGTCCACGGAGAAAGGGGTTCGATTCGCAAGTAGGTACTTACTTGCACATGAGGCTTTCATGGCGATTGATGAATCGACAACGATCAAAACGCATACAGCGGCACGGGCCAAGAACTCGGTGAAGATTGGCAAGCAGGCCAAGTTCAAGCGAATCATGACGGGCTCTCCTGTGACGAAGAATCCGTTGGACCTGTTTCAGCAGTGTGTGTTCCTTGATCCGCGATGCTTGGGCCATGACAGTTTTTACACCTTTCAGGCGCGGTATGCGGTGATGCAGGAGCGGCAACTGGCAACGCATAGCTTTAAGCAGATTTTGGGCTTTCGGCATTTAGAGGAATTAAGGGAGAAGCTGGACCGCTTTAGTTTTCGGGTGACCAAGGATGAATGCTTGGACTTACCGGACAAGTTGTATGCGAAGCGGGAGGTGGACCTGACGGAAGAGCAGGCCAAGGCGTACAAGGAGATGCGGCTGATGGCGTTGGCCTTGTTCAAGGAGGGCGAGGTGTCCACGGTGAATGCGTTAACGCAGATCATGCGGCTGCATCAGATCGTCTGCGGGCATGTGAAGCTGGATAACGGGGACATCCTTGAGTTGCCCAATAACCGGATCAAGGAGTTGTTGAATATTGTCGAGGAGTCGGATGGCAAGATGATCATCTGGGCCAACTATCGGCATGACATTGAGGCGATCAAACTGGCGTTGTCGTCGGCCTATGGCATGAATTCAGCGGCGGCGTACTACGGGGATACCGAGGCAAGTAAGCGGCAGGAGATCGTCAACGAGTTCCAAGACCCCAACAGCCCGCTGCGGTTCTTCATTGGCAACCCGACCACGGGGGGATACGGCCTGACGCTGACGGCGGCAAATCTGGTGGTGTACTACAGCAATTCCTTTGATCTGGAGAAGCGCTTGCAGTCGGAAGATCGGGCGCACCGGATCGGTCAGACCAAGAAAGTGACCTACATTGACCTGATCTGCCCCGGCACGGTGGACGAGAAGATTGTTAAATCTTTACGAGACAAAATTAACATTGCTACGCAAGTGATGGGAGAGGAGCTCAAAGCATGGCTAATTTGATTCCAGTCAAGAATCTTTACACGTATGAGCGGCTAGAGCGCATCGATTCGCCCAGAGGACGCACGTATCGTCGGGGAGAGGAGACGCCGGTCTACAGCGTCACCAACATTCTTGACAAGACGAAAGATAAGACCACGCTGGACGCTTGGGTGGCGAGGGTAGGGGCCGAGGAAGCGGAAAGAATCAAGAACAACGCCGCTCATGTGGGAACTGCCATGCATTTCGTCATTGAAAGATTCTTAGAGGGAACTGCATTGCCCCCTGCGGAGGATTGGCTGCAGCTACGGGGCTATGAAATGGGCCATCGGCTGATCAATCAGCACTTCGATTCGCTGGAAGAGGTTTGGGGTTCGGAGGTGCCACTGTACTACCCCGGCAAATACGCTGGAACCACCGACTTGGTGGGCGTGTTCCGTGGGAAACCGGCCATCGTGGACTTCAAACAAAGCTTGAAACCTAAGCGTTACGAATGGATCACGGATTACTTCCACCAGTTGTC